AGCATGGTAAAATTGTTTCCTGTGTCGTGGAGAGCATTAAGAGATGAATAAACGTATACCTATGAAAGGCGGTGATGAATATGATGCCCTAAGTAAATCACGTAAGTTCCTACGATGGAAAACAGGACAGATAAAGAAGATCAAACGTGCCTATAACAAAAGGTTCCGTAAGTATAGTAAAGGAATAAACTATGAAGAGTGATATAATCAAAATAACAGAGATAGAAGAGCATGAGGATGGTAGTGCTACACTACAAGTAGAGTGTGATCCAGAAACCTTTATGGCTATCTTTAACGTAGGGTTTATAGCTTTAGTTAAAGCTGGATTAGATAAGGAGAAAGAAGATGGGTAGATACGCAGTTCAAATAGAGGTTGAGAAAGGCGAGTACACCTTCGTGAGAAAGGAGAACCCTTGGACCTACGACACTGAGGTATGGGTATTTAACAGCCGTGAGGAAGCTCAGAGAGAGGCTAAGAAGTGGAATACTGGTAGAGTAGTGGAGTATTTATAATGTTGTTCTATACTGTCCTTGTGTTGAGCTACACGTTAAATGGTGACTACCTACAGGCTAAAGTCATCTTCCCTAGTGCTACGGCCTGTGGAGACGCTCTACCAGCCTATTACGAGCCTGTGTATGCCATAGATAGGAATGCCATAGGTCAATGCCTAAAAACTGAGGTTATATCAGCCTCTATCAAACCTAAGAGACGTCCCGATGGAAACGGGTGAGTTAATCCCTTACATAATAACTATGGGTATTGTTATATCTGCACTTGCAGCACTGCCCGTAGGAATTATGTTAGGTTTATATATAGCAATTAGAGATACCATGAAGTGGTGGAAAGATAAGACATGAAACCAGAAACAATTATGATGATGTGCGAGGGCTTGGCCCGTAGATATAAAAACCCTAATCACTACGATGACCTTGTAGGTGAGGGTGTATTACAGTGCTACGAGATCCTAGCTGAAGACCCCAAACCCCATCCAGCGAAATTATATCGTGAGGCTAATCGTAGGATGCACGACTACCTTAACTTAGACGTTTTTCCAGTCGCTATCCCTGCCTCTGATGTATCACGTAGGCTCAGTAGAGATATAGATACAGAGGAATTTGGGGATCATACTTGGAGCGAGGACGGTATTAATTATCTAAGAAACATTCTTAGCTCTGAGATCATACCTTTTGATACAGCGTCTTTGTTTAACGAGACAGTTGAGGAGAACTACGAAGAGACGGACTTTTACAACAAACTAAATGAACAGATAGAATTGCAGCTAGATGAAGATGAGAGGTTGTTGCTACATATGAAGTTTGTTGAGAGCATGACCCAAGTAGATATGGGAGACTTCTTTGGTATTAGCCAGCCAGCTATTGTACTTAGGGAAACTAAGATCTTCTCTAAGCTAAGGTCCATTGTGACTAAATTGCAACAGGTAATCTAAATGTAATTCTACAACTGATAAAAAGGAGATGTAGGTGCCTATAGTATTATGTCCCCCCTTTCGTTAAGGCCGATTGTTGTAGGTATGGTAGTGATAATAAGGAGTAAGTATGAATACAAATGTACATGATAACGTGAGAGATCAACCGTGTCCCTATGTGGACTGTGGTTCATCAGATGCTTTTAACTATAACACTAGAGGCTTTGGTAAGTGCTTCTCTTGTGGGAGTAGTTATCCTTCTAGGAAGGCAACCTTTGATTGGGCTAATGACAAGTACCCCGTCAGTGGAAATACGACCTCAGAGAGCTTAAGAGAGGCTCAGGATGGTGGTAGTTATACAGCTATGCGAGGTATATCAGAACGCACTATGGAGCAGTATGACGTTCTTACATACCCTAACGGTACTCAAAACTACGTGTACCCCAGCGGGGGAATAAAAACCAGGAATCTTAAGGAGAAGGATTTCTATGCAAGCAAAGGGTTTAAGACTGACGAGTTGTTCGGTATGAACTTCTTTACTGCTGGCTGCTCTAATGTCTTAACGATAACAGAGGGTGAGGTAGATGCCATGTCTGCTTACCAGATGTTAAGCTCTAGGGATACTTACCTCAATCCTGTAGTTTCTCTACCATCAGCTACCCCCTCCAAGGCACTTTGGGAGAAGTGTAAGCCTTACCTAGATAGCTTCCAGAAGATTATCTTGTCTGTAGATAATGATGAGGCTGGCAACGGTATTGCCGCAAAGATCGCTAAGATGTTTCCTAACAAGGTGTATCGTGTCTCTCACAATAAGTATAAGGACGCTAATGACTTCTTGACCGCTGGTGCAGCAACAGAGTTTAAGAATGCTTGGTTCAACTCCTCTAAGTATGTACCTGACAATATCTTCAATACTACTGAGCAGTTCCTTAATTTGTACCATGACACTCCAGAACACCAGTACGTGCCTACAGGTATTGAGGCTTTAGATGAGAAAATCTTAGGTCTCATGCAAGGTCACTTCACAGTTATCAAGGCACCTACAGGCATAGGTAAGACAGAGGTAATGCGGTACTTAGAATATAACATGCTCAAGCGTAAGGTTCCTATTGCTACATGGCACCTAGAGGAAACTAAGTTACGTTCTTTGCTTGGGCTTGTGTCTTATGAAGCTAAGGACAATCTTACACGTAGGGATCTTATTGAAGAGTCTGGCTCAGAGGAAGAGGTTATCAAAGCTATTGAGAGCTTAACCAAAGATGAGTTGCTATATCAATTCTATCTTGAGGAGAACCAAGGGGCTGATGACTTGTGTGATCAAATACGTTTCTTTAGTCAGGCTTGCGGATGTAAGTTTATATTCTTCGAGCCGATACAGGATGTAGTTACTGGACATTCAGAGGAGAGTAAGGAACAACAGCTTGCTGACTTATCGGTTAGATTATCTAAGCTTGCAGCAGACCTTAACGTAGGTATTGTAACTATTGCTCACACTAATGAGTACGGAGATCCTAAGTATTGCAAGATGATTGGTCAGAGGGCTTCTGTAGTCTTAGACTTAGAAAGAGACAAGGAAGCTGACACATTAGAAGAGAGGAATACTACATTGATTACGGTACAAAAAAACCGACCCTGTTCCATCGAAGGCAAGGCCGGTAAGCTGAGATTCAGCACTGATACGTTTATGTTAAGAGAGGTACTTTAATGAGAATATTTGATATAGAAACAGATGGCTTCAATAGCACAAAGATCCACGTAGTATCTTGGTCAGATGACTTAGGTAAGACAGTAAACTCAACACATGACTACGATGAGATGCGTGAGGTATTTAAAGTTGATACACTCGTAGGACACAGCATTGTTAGGTTTGACATCCCCGCAGTAGAAAAAGTGCTAGATATAAAAGTTAAGGCTCGTCTCATAGATACCTTAGCTGTAGCTTGGTATGTAGATCATGAACGTGGTAAGCATGGCTTAGAAGGCTACGGAGAAGACTACGGAATACCTAAACCTAAGATTACTGATTGGCAAAGTCTGACACCTCAACAATACGCTCACCGTTGTGAGGAGGACGTTAAGATCAACTCTAAGTTATGGGTAGCTTTAGACAAGAAGCTTAACAAGCTGTACGACAACAAAGAGGATAAAAACCGCCTTATAGACTACCTAACCTTCAAGATGGAGTGTGCAGCAGAGCAAGAAGCCCTACAGTGGAAATTAGATGTAACTAAAGCTCGTACACACCTAGAGGTATGGGAGACACTGAAGGCTGAGAAGATCGAACAGTTAGCTAATGCTATGCCAGAGGTTAAGAAATATAAGATGGCAAGCAAACCCTCACAGATGGAGAAGAAGAATGGGGAGTTGTCTGTAGCTGGTGAGAACTGGGTGACTCTTTGTAGACAGTATAAAGTTCCAGTGACTACAACAAAGATGCAAGTGCTGCATAGGGTCGAGAGAGCTAACCCTAATTCTCCTGATCAAGTTAAGTCTTGGTTGTATAGCTTAGGTTGGGAACCAGCTACTCATAAGTATGTTAAGGACAAGGATGGTAAGAATGAAAGAAGTATTCCGCAGATCAGGCGTGATGCAGAATTATGCCCCTCAGTCTTACGACTGGCCCCTAAAGACAAAGCTATACACCTTCTTGATGGGCTTTCTGTTCTCAGCCATCGTATTTCTGTTCTTAAAGGCATGGTTGATTCAGAGCGTGATGGATACGTGCAAGCAACTATCGCAGGATTTACCAACACAATGCGCTTCCGTCATGCAAGACCGTTAGTCAACCTCCCTTCAGTGGAAAAGCCCTATGGTGCTGAGATACGTGGATGTCTGACTGCACCTGATGGCTACACCTTATGTGGGGCTGACATGACTAGCTTAGAGGACACAACCAAGCGTCACTACATGAAACCACTAGATCCTGATTATGTAGCTGAAATGAGTAAAGAGGGCTTTGATCCACATTTAGACTTAGCTAAACATGCTGGTGTTATCACACAAGATGACATCGACAAGCATAACTCAGGGGAACGTAGCTTGAAGTCACTACGCAAGAACTACAAGGTGGTGAACTACAGTGCTACATATGGCGTAGGAGCGCCTAAGCTGGCCCGTGAGACGGGTATGAGCTTAAGAGAGGCTAAGGCACTAATAGATGCCTTTTGGTCACGTAATTGGTCAGTACAGAGGGTCGCAGAGGTAGCTAAGGTTAAAGAGTGCCTGGATGGATATTGGTTATTTAATCCAGTCTCTAAATTCTGGTACAGTTTACGCAATGAGAAAGATAGATTCAGTACACTTAACCAAAGCACAGGAGTATACTGCTTTGATAGTTGGGTTGCTGCATGTAGGAAACAGGGCATTAAAACCATTGGTCAATTTCACGATGAAGTTATCGCCTTGGTAGAAGAAGGAGCAGAAGCAGATGTAAAAGATAAGATGGAAAAGGCAGTATCTCAGCTTAATAAAGAGCTAAGTTTGAACGTACCATTAGGTACAGATGTGCAATTTGGCAACACTTATGCAGAGATACACTAAAGTGTAAAAAAATACCCAGAGGTGCTTATATTTTATTCTTTTAGGTGCCTAATATATAATACAGCCCTAACGAAAAGGAACTCGACACATGGCTAAATACACAATGGATATGGTACTACAGTACGCTAAAGTATTCCCTGAGAACGCTGACTACGGAGACCCTAAAGGTAATCGTGTGGCTAAGAGTATCGCTGATAAAGGTGGTCAATATATCGTACAGGCATACTTCACAGACCCAGATCAAATCAGTCAACTCTTAGAAGAAGGTTTAGATCCAGAGCCAATGAATAGCCCCCGTATTATCGACGGAGATGCTCAGTATGGTATTGGTAAGTACATGAAGCTTAAGCGTATGGTTAAAGATGTTAAGAAATTTACTGACCGCTACGGTAAGCCCTTTGAGAAAGACTATGGTGGCGCACCAAACATTGTCAATCTTACAAATGGTATGGATAAGAAGACACTGTGGAACTTTGAAGAGGACGGACCTCTAGGTAATGGAACTAAAGCCAAGGTTCAATTTGAGACTTACTCTAATGGTGCTGGTGTACGTCTTCTTAACGTAGGTATCACTGAGCATGTACCCTACACTTCAGGAGAGCCAACTGAAGACGATAAAATGTTTATGGTGGGGTAATCAAATGAAGGTAACAATCATCTTTGAGAGCGACAGTGAAGACGATGGGTTTGAGGGTAAGAATGTTATTGAACGTCACAACATAGATGATCTCTGGGCTTTATCTAATGCATATACTGACGCAACTAAGGCAGCTGGGTTTTGTTATGTTACAGATGTAGCCTTTGAGAAAGACGATGGTAAGATGGTCTTTGGGAGCTTCTGATGATAGATGGGAAGGTTTTAATAGATGGTGACATTGTAGCCTATCGTGCGGCTCACGTTACCGATAAAGACTTTCCTGAAGATGCCAAGAGTAAGGTAGATGAACTTATGGGAGATATACTGGATAAAACTACATTGTTCAGTCTTCCCGATGAGTACACCGTCTACCTTACAGGCAAAGGTAACTTCAGGTACTCTATAGCTACTAAGAAAGTCTATAAGGGCAATAGAGTAGCAGCCGTAAAGCCCAGATACCTACCTCTCATCAGGGATTACTTAACTGTGAACTACAATGCTATCACTAGCGAAGGAGAAGAAGCAGATGATCTTATAGCTATAGAAGCAACTAAACTTGGTCCTAGCACTACCATAGCTTCCACAGATAAGGACTTTATGCAGATACCTTGTCATCATTACAACCTAACTAAAGAGACCTTTACAAAAGTCAGTAAGGAAGAGGCTATGCGAGCTTTTTATACCCAACTGCTGACAGGCGATAAAATAGATAACATAGGTGGCGCTCCTGGAATTGGCCCTAAGAAAGCCGTTCAGATCTACAAGGATTGCAAGACAGAGGAAGACTTCTGGAAAGCAGCCCTTGAAGCTTACAAAGGGGATATAGATCACGCCATAGAATGTGCAAGGTTACTTTGGTTAAGACGTAAGGAGGGTGAGCTATGGGAACCACCAGTGAACGTAGAAGACACGCAATAAAGAATGGCTACAGATCTGGTTTAGAAGATGACATAGCTAAAGATCTTAATGATCGAGGTGTAAAGTTTGAATATGAGAAGCTAAAAGTTCAGTGGCAGCTTATTGAGAACAAGACTTACACTCCTGACTTTAAATTACCTAACGGTATCATCATAGAATCCAAGGGCAGGTTTGTAGCAGCAGATAGGAAGAAGCACATAATTATTAAACGACAACATCCTTTCCTAGACATAAGGTTTGTTTTCTCTAACTCCAGAGCTAGACTATATAAAGGCGCAAAGAGTACATATGGAGATTGGTGTAGTAAATATGGCTTCTTATACGCAGATAAAAGGATACCCGACGAATGGTTAAAACAATCCTGATTAAAGTCCATCGTGTTCTTGATGGTCCCTATGAAGATGAAGATGGTAATTACTGGTTAAACTGTAGAGTAGAAGATCCCCAAGAAAGGAATCCAAGTAAGGTTATGTTTGATGAAGAGATCCCGTTTGTCTCCTTTGATGCAGCCTATGAGTTTCAGAAGCACTTCTACAGATCAATCGAACCCATACTAATAGAATTTGAAATGGATACCCGATATGACAGCTAAGACAGCAGTAGTATTCTCCTGCGCTCACTCAGACCCCTCGACGGGAAATGAGCGTTTCGACTGGCTAGGGGAATTAATCTATGAGGTAAACCCTACCTACATAATTGACTTAGGTGATGGTGCTGATATGCGCTCTCTTAACACCTTTGATACACGTTACCCAGAGGCTATCGTAAGTCAGAACTACGAACAGGACATCAACTGCTACAATGAAGCAATGGATCGTCTACGGAAGAAACCTAGTGAAAGAAAGTACAAGCGACCATATTGGATTGGCTTTGAGGGGAACCATGAGAATAGAATCAAAAAGGCTATCGCACATGAACCAAGACTACAGGGAGACAAGTACGGGATTTCCTTCAGCCATCTTCAAACAGACCACTG